TGTCCAGAAAGGTGCCGTCACCCGCTTCGATCGGCTCGCCATCCTCGGTCTGGAGATAGGCGGCCCAGTCGGGCGATCGGTCGATGGTCATGGTGGCGTCGGCGCGGGTATAGGCGAAGGCGCGCACGACGCCGGTGATGCCCACGGCACCCGCCGCGCGGATTTCCTGGACCAGCCGCATATGCTCGGTCAGCGGCTTCACCCGCGCGATCTCGCGCACGATCGCGTCGGCGAAAGATGCGGAGGCGCGGCGACCGCCGGGCGCGGTGCCATCCTCCAGCACCATGGGCAGGATCACGTCGAAGGTGTAGGCGGGTCGGCGCGGGCTGGCCTCATGCCATTCGACCAGGCGGGCGCGGCGATCGAAGCGGCCCAGCACCGTCTCCACCGAGGCGCGGGTGCCCTTGATCCGATGCATCGGGATCGATTCGGCGATCGCGGCGCGGCGATCGGCCTCCGACCAGTCGGCGTCCCAGGCGTCGACCGACCTGCCATAGGCCAGCCACGGCAGGAGAAAGGCGGGGGCGAGCGCCGCATTGTCGATGACCTCGGCCATGGCAGCCGCGTCGACCGCCGGGCGCAGCGTAATGCCCGCTTCCAAGGCGCGCTCCAGCCGGGTCGCATTGGGGGGCAGGAGGCTATTCATCATAGCCCGCATGGATGATGGTGATGGCGGTGCAGGATGCCGCCTGGGTCGGATCACAGACGATCTCGGCGAGCGGCGCATCGATCACGACGCGCTGCACCCCTTCGACGGTCAGCGCGGCCGACAGGGCCGACAGGGTGATATTGCGCCCGAGCTTGCGGGACTTGGCGAGATAGGCGTCCAGACTGGCACGGGCGGAGGCCAGGACCAGCGTGGCGTCGGGACCGGCGAAGGTCCAAAGCCGCGCCGTCACGACAAAGGGCTTCAGGCTGGCGCTGGCGACCGTCACCAGCGCGCCGAGCGGGCGGATTTTCTTGTCGGTGACGATCGCGCGGACGGCATCGAGCAGCGACGCGGAGGCGGTGCCGTCGCCGTCACGCGACAGCACCGAAATCAGCACCTCGCCCCGCGCGGGGGACGTGGCGCTGGCATCGAGCACCGATGCGCTGGCATCCTTGGCGTGGGCGACCCAGGCCAGCTCCGGCCCGGCCGCTGCGAATTTCTCGGGCGCCAGGACGATGCGCGCGCGCAATTCGTCGTCGTCTTCCATGACGGCAGGCGCGCCGGTCGCGGCATCGGCGGGGATCAGGGTGAGGCGGGCGACGCCGATCTCTGCCCCGATATGGTCGAGCGTCGAGCCGGTGGCATAGGCGACCAGGCGCGACACCAGGCGCTCATTGAAATCCTGCTGATCGAGCATCCGGTAATAGGCGCAGACCTGAAGCACCTTGACCGCAGGATCGCTGTCGACGGTCGCGTCGAAGCTGGGCAGGACCGTCTGTACGCGCGCGATCATTTCGGCGAGGGTCGCCTCATAATCGACGGGCGCAAGGATCGTCGGACGCGCCAGACGCGACAGATCGACGGTGGTGGAGGTGGAAGCGGCCATCGCCGCCATGTCGATCGGGCCGCGATCGGCTGGCTAGCGCGCGCTTGTGTAGAATGGCCTTCTACACCAGATCATCGGCCCCCAAGATCAATGGGCGGCGACGTGATCGAGCAGCATGTCGATTGCCAGCTCCCGCTCCCGCTCGGTCAGGCCGATCAGCCCGCGCTGGGCATAGCGGACCTGGCGACCGCCCAGCTTGGGGGCATCCATTCGGCCATCCTGGTGGATCGATGCGATCAGCGACGCGCGTCCGGTGAAGCCGACCCAGGCCTCGCTATCGGTGGCGCCGGATTTCAGGAAGCGCCCGGAGCGTAGCTTGCGGAACATGGCGGCGCGGCGAATGGCCCCGCGTCGCCGCAGCTTGCCCGCACCCCTGTTCTGATCCTCGGGTTCGACGGGCAGGAAGCGGTCGACCTTGTCCCAGAAAAAGGATCGGATGGCGCCCGCCTCGGCGTCGAAGCCGGTCAGGAGCGGCCCCTGGCGTACCCATGATTTCATGAAGACCAAGCGGGCATTGGCATCGCCCTTGGGGTAGAGGAATTTCACGGCAAAATTGCCGGGCTTCAGCTCGCGACGGGGACGGCGGGCGGCGTAGGCGGAGCCGTCGGGATTTTGCTGGTGACCGATCCGCTCCGACTGGGTGGCGCGCAGGGCGCGGGCCATCTTGCGCAGGAGCGACCTGCGCTCCGGCGCGGACAGGCTTTGCAGGAGATTGCCCGCCAGCTGCTCGATGGGCGCAAAATCGTCGCTCATCGGGGGGCGACGATCGCTGTCTCGCCAGCGACGATATCCTCGGCCAGGCCCTGCCAGAGCCGGGCATCCTCGGCTCCGGGAAAGCTGTCGTGGGGCAGCGTGTCGGCGAGATGCTCGGTGGTGACGCCGCCCGCGACGCGCTGGACCACTACCCGCTCGGTCAGGTCGATAGTGATCGACAGGTCCTGCTTGTCCTGGGCCAGCCATTCGCTTTCGAAGCCGAAGGGCTCGCTGTCCTGGCGCTGGAGCAGCTCGGGCTGATGCTCGGCGATCCAGGCGATGATGGGCACGATCACCGCGTCCTGGTCCCCCGCATAATCCAGGAGGACGAGATTGACGGTGTAGCGATATTCGAAGGACAGATTGCCCATCCGCGCGCCGACCCGTCCGCGATCGACGAAGATCGCCAGCTTGGAGGGATCGGCCGCCAGCGCGGGCACGGCGCGGACCAGCAGATCCCGAAGGGCGTCGACCTTCTTCATGTCAGCGCGTGGCAGGGCAGGAGCCCGGTGCGATCCAATCGGAGAGGCGGTCGAGCCGGTCGGCATTGACGCCAGCCGCGCGGGCCAGACCGATCAGACCCTTGCGCCAGGCAGCGGGAATGGTGGCGAGCAGCGCGGGATCCTCTGGCAGTGCGGGCGCGCGATCGGCGCAGGCGAGCAGCTCGGCAGGCGGGCGTGGCGACTCGACGGCGACCGCGACCGGCGCGGGCGGCGCCAGATCAGTGCGGCGTGCGGCGCAGCCCGGCAAGGTCATTAAGAGCAGCGATCCAGTCAGCACGGACATGATCGGTCGCATCGACTTTCGCATTGGCATTCTCCATCTTCCGCTCGGCGGCCTGGGCACGGGAAAGGGCGGCACGGGCAGCCTGGGCATCGGAGGCGGACAGGGCATTGCCCCGCGCGATGGCGTCGCCGAGCAGCGCGGCGGTCTGGCGATCGATCGCCTCCCGATCTGCGCGCAGCTGGGCCACGCGATCGGCGCAGGCAGCACCGGGGCCGCGCCCGTGCTTTTCCTGCCAGTCGACGCCGACCTTGGCGCAGACCAGCTCGGCCCGGCGGGTCACGTCGTCGCGATCGCGCTCGGCATGGCGAGCCTGCACGTAGAGCCAGCAGCCGACAGCGGCGACGGCGAGGAGGATGATGAAGGGCAGCTCAGTGCGCAGGCCACCCCATGCCTTGCGGATCATGGCCCAGACTTTCAGGATCCAGATCATCGCGGCTCCTTTCCGGTCAGCATCATCGCTTCCAGCCGCTCGGCCCTGTCGCCGACCTGTCGGTGCCAGAGCGAGGCGCGCATCCCCGCGACCGCACCAGGCCAGTCGCCGCGCTGAATCCTGGGCAAGGTATTGACGAAGGCGCGCAGGCCTTCCCCCTTGCGGGTCCGCGTCGGGGGCAAGCCGATGCCGAGATTGAAGCACATATTGAGCATCACGCGCTGGCGGACGGGATCGAGATTGCGCCACCAGGGCAGGTGACGATCGAGATCGGCTTCGGTGCGGGCGATGTCATTGCCGAAGAGGGCATCGCTCTGTGCCTGGGTGATACCGCGTGCGAGGCAGCTCGCGACGGTGATGCCAAGCGCGGCCGTCTCGGCGGGCGAGATCCCGACGGTGTCGAGATTGCGGCCCTTGCCGATGGTACGAAAGCCTTGGGTGCAGCGATAGGCGGCCAGCTTGTCGCCTTCGTCACGCGCGATCTCGCGCGCCAGGCGGGCGCGATCATAGGTCATTTTGCGTCCTTCTTCAGGAAGCGATCGGCCAGCGTGAGGAGCAGCGGGGCGCGCTCGACGACACCCGCGATCAGGGCGGGTGTGGCCTTGAAGGCGGTCATGCCGACGACGAAGCCCACCGCCTGGAGCAGATAATCGTCCCAGCCGGTCAGGCTATGCGCCATATTGCGGGCGAAATAGCTGACGGTGATGCCGACCATCATCTGGGTCACGCGCTTCGACCAGCTCAGGCCCTGCTCATAGACCAGGCTGACCGCCGCACCCGCCGCGCCAGGCACCAGGGTGATGAGGAAAGCCAGCAGCGCGTCGCCGACATCGTGGATGATTTTCTGCATGGGATCAGGTCCAGAGCTGGACGACATCGCGCTGCCGGGCGGCGGGCGGGGCGTCGGGAAGGATCACGGGGGTGCCGATCGGCAGGACAGGCCCGAGCGCGGCGAGGCCGGGATTGGCGGCGAGTATGGCGGGGAGATCGTCGGGACCAAGGCCGCGCGTACGCCAGATCAGCGCGTCGAGCGTCTCACCGGCGCGGGCGCGCACCTGGTCCATCAGATCAGGTCGACGGTCATGCGCCCGACGCCGAGGATCTCGCGCACGGCGTGGACCGAATCGCGGCGCAGCTCGGCGACGCTGGGATCGAGCTGGCTGGCCTCTCGCTCGCCGCGCCCGGTCAGGTCCACGTCGATGAAGCGCTCGATGATCTCGGCCTTGGCGGCGGTGAAGACGGCGCGGCGATAGAGGATCGCCAGCTCGGACTGGTCATCGATCCGCAGCGCGGGCACCTGGTCGAGCGTGGCGAAGCCCGCCGTCACCTGGCCAAGCCGCCATTTCTCCAGGTCGCGGCCGACGCGGATGATCGCCGCAATCAGCGCCTGGCGTACGCGGGCGTCGGTGATGGCATTAGCGTCCACCCGCTGCTCATCGCGGAAAAGCGCGGGGTCGATCGGCGGGAACCACCCGCCTGTCACGATCGGCGCGGGTGCGGTGACCACGGGCGCGGGGTCGTCGGGTAGGACGGTGGGGATGAAGGTCGCGGTCATGCGGGTGCGCCGATGACCTGGGCGGCGATGGCCGCACCCGCGATCGTCAGGGCGATACCGATCGCGAAGACCAGCGCCCAGAGCGCGCAGCGGGCGCGGGTGCGGTGCATGGCGGGCAGGCCGATCGTCGCGGGGTCGAATTGGCAGGCGAGCGCCAGCGCACCGGCCAGCGCCGCCCATGCTCCGAGCCCCTGGCAGATCGCGGCGATGAGGATCAGGAGAGTGGGCATGGGCGGGGTCCTTCAGAGATCCAGGGGTGGGGATCGGGTCCGTGGCGGCCCTCAGACCCGGAGGTCCCTCCCGCCACGCGCGATCCGCCCCCGGCGCCGGGGGGCGAGCTGGTCAGCGACGCGAGCGGAAGCTCGGGCGGTAGCTGGTGGTGGTGCGGGTGACCGAGCCACCGCCAAAAAGGCTGCGGCGCGTGGTGGTCGTGACCGTCCGGGTGCGGATCGGTGCCTGATAGGCGGCGCGGGGATAGTAGGTCGCCGGGGCGTGATGGTGGATCACGGTCGGGCGGGGCGATCCGCCGGACAGCTGCGACGCCAGCGCGGCGCCCGCCAGGCCGCCGACCAGATAGTCCTTCACGTCGCCGCCCGAGCTGGCGACGGCCATGCAGGTCACGGCGTCCTTGGCGCCCGCGCATCGCTCCTGAGCGGTCGGGCCGCAGGCGGTGAGGGGGAGCGCGGCAAGGGTGGCGGCGCAGATCAGGGCGAGCTTGGAAAGGCGCATCGTCGGTCCGTTCTTTTCGAGGATCAGGAATTGCTGCCCTGGGCAGCGGCCTTAAGGGCTTCGATCACGCTGTCGGCCTCGCCGTCGGCGATCAGGTCGATCGGGCGGCTTTCGGTCACGGCGTCGACGGTCTGGAGCCAGATCGCGAAATCCGCGACCGACATGCCCAGGGCGAGCGCTTCCGCGCGGACGCGGTCCAGATCGGTCTGAAGGCCATCGGGCGCGGTCTTGGCGATGACCTTTTCCAGGCGCTGAATGACGGTCTTGACGCCGATGCGCGGATCCAGCGCGAAGGCCTGGCGCAGCGGCTCGATCGCCTGGGCGGCGGCCTGGCCGCGATCGGGCGTACCCTCGGCGTGCGCTTCGCTGGCGCGGATCAGCTCGGTGCCGATCGCCTTCAGCATCTTGGCGCGCGGCTGGTCGTGCATGTCGATGCCGTCGACCAGGGCCTCGACCTCTTGCAGCACGTCGAGCGGGAAGCTCTGGCCCGCATTCTGGGCGCGCAGCGCGGCCTCGGCGACCTCTTCCAGGATCAGGGTGGCGGCATCGCGCTCATAGCGGGCGGGCAGCGGCACGTCGTGGCGCAGGACATGGGTAGCCAGGCGCAGGGCGAGCGGCCAATCGTCGGTGTCGATCGCCCAGACCATGACGGTGGGCAGCACTTCGATCGCGGGCGAGGCCGCGATCTGGCCGCGCTCGACGGATTCCCCGGCGGCAAGCTCGCCGTCGATCCAGGCACGATATTCGGGGATCATTTCGCGCTTGGCCGCGATCTTCAGCGGGCGGGACTTGATGTCCTTCAGGCGGCGCAGGTCGTGGGTCAGGCGCAGCATGATCTGGCGGGCGGCGACCTCGATCGCCGGGGTGTAGGGATGCGTCTCGGGCTTAAAGTCGGCGGGGGTGAGCCCGCCACCAGGAGCGGACGCACTGGCGATTAGCGACATCACATGGTCGCGGTTCTGACGAGCGAGGCTCATTTGCGTGTCCTGGGTGGCGGGCTACAGGGTGTCAGCGAGCGGCCGCTTAGGCCTTTTTGCTCTGCTGAATATTCTCGACGAAGGCGGCGCAGCCGTAGTCTTCGACGACATAGCTCTCATTCACCGACTGGTAGTCGGCGACCTGATTGAAGTCCGGCTCTTCGCGGATATGTCGACGGCGGGTGCCGTTCTGGACATAGATCGAAAGATTTTCGAGCTTGGTGATGAGAATGGCATTGGGCGGGAAGAAGGGCACCAGGATCGCCGTCTTGCCGCCGATCTGCTTGGGCAGCGTCAGGATGCGATTGCGCGCCTCGATCTCGGTCGCCTTATCACCTGCCGCATTGATGACATTCAGGAAGCGATCCTGCACCAGGTCGCGGCCGACGATCACGACCAGGTCGGTATCGTCGCGGTGCCATTCGTCCATCAGCTCGATGGCGTCATAGACCACCGCGTCGATATTGACGTAGTCGACATCGACGCCGGGCGTACCGGGCGCGACGTAGATCTTGCCCGGTACGGTGACGCGGCCGGTGGTGGCGTCGCGGGTCGCGGGCGTCAGCGTGCCGCCAGCCAGATGACGCGACGGCGCATAATAGCGGACCTTGTAGAGCCAGCCAAAATTGACGTCCTGGAGAAGCGGGAAGGCGACGATGTCGGTCGTGTCGGCGCGGGCGACGCCGTTCCAGCCGATCATGATCCGATCACGGCCCTGCTGGGCGAGGATCGCATTACGGTACAGCGTCTGAAATTCAGGCTTATGCGCCCACATATCCAGCTTGGCATAGCTGATTGCGGTGTCGGAATTGGTCTGGGCGCAGAAATAGCGGCCGCGATCGCCGGTGTCGGTCGGGTCAACGGCGCGACGGCGCACGCCGGTTGCGCTATTCGTCAGAGTGCGGCTGGCCATCGGGCGGCTGACACCCAGGCCGACCTTCGCACCCTCTTGGGCAGGAACCGGCACGATATTGATCTTGCCGAGGAAATCGCTCGACTGTTGGATCACCTCTTCCAGCTTCTGCTCGACCGAAGGCTGGATCGCGAAGGAATGACCCGCACGGACGTCGGTGATGTCGACGTCATTGAGCTCGGCGATCCGGCCGAGCATCGCGCTGAATTTCTTGCGGGCGGCGGGACCCATCGGATTATTCATGATAGTCAGTCCTGTAGAGTGCGCGGGGCGGGCAGAAGGGGCTGGCGACCGATCAGCAGTCGGTCAGGATCGCATCGGCACCGCCGGTGGCGGGCGAGCGGCTGAAGGTGTCGACCGGGGCCTTTTCCAGCTTTGCCTGGAGCGCCGAGAAATCCTCGGCGAGCTTGGCATGGGCGTCGGTGACCGGCTTCATGGCAGCGGCGATCGACTGGGCGACGGTCTTGCCGACCTCGGTGGCGAAATTTGCCGGGTCGAAATCATTGTCATTCGCGGGCTGGCGCTTCGGCTCTTCCTTGGGCTTTTCCACCTCGGCGCGGCCGAATTGCTGCGCCAGCCGATTGAAAAAATTGGCGATGGCACCGTCGGGTTTCGTGACATCGATCGGCGCGGCGTCGAATTCCAGGGCGATCGCCTCGGTGCCGTGCGCGTGGAAGGTGCCTGGCGCCGAGCGCGAAAATTGCAGGCGCTGGGTGGCGATCGATGCCGGATTGTCGGTGAAGGCCAGGCCGACGATGCCGGTCTTGCCGCAGCCCGCATAGGACGGGGTCAGCTCGACGGAGGGATAGGGCTTCTGATCGGTCGCGGCGAGATTGAGCAGCTGGTCATTCGCATCGACCTGGACGTAGAGCGCGCGGCGCTTTTCGGTCTTGCCCGCGACCGTGATGTCATCGTCCTGCGCCTTCACCGCATAGACGTCGCCATAGCCATTGAAAGGCGGCTCCGGGCTATAGCCCGCGATATGCTCGACATTGATGCGCGGGCTGTAGGTGTCGCGGTTGAAGGTCGCGACGATCTCATCGATCATGGCGCTGGTGATGGTGCGCCCGTCGCTGATCGTATTGCCTTCGACGAAGGCGCGGAAAAATTTGCTCTTGGTGCCCATCGCTGTAGCGATCCCTGATTGGCGCCCTGGACGGGCCGATTTGCTGGCCAGAACAGGGGGGCAAGGGCCGCGCGGGTGCAACGCGGCGCTTGTGTAGAACGGCGTTCTACACAAGCGGGACGGCGCGGGCGGCGGGGGGCGATGGCTACCGTCCCCGGCGATGGACAAGCTCCCGCCCGATCATGCCATGCCGCTGCCAGCGTCGACGATGCCGATCCCGGTCGACGCGAAGCGCCAGGCGCGCAGCCTGTACTGGCGCGGCTGGGGCGTCACCCAGATCGCCGACGAGCTGGGGCTGAAGCGGGCGACGGTCGAAAGCTGGAAGCAGCGCGATCGATGGGATGAAGCGCCGTCGCTGTCCAAGATCGAGGACGCGCTGGAGTGCCGCCTCAACACGCTGATCGCCAAGGAAAATAAGACAGGCGGCGATTTCAAGGAGATCGACCTGCTCATGCGCCAGGTCGTGGCGGGCGCGCGGGTGCGGCGATACCAGGCGCCCGGCGGGCATGAGGGCGACCTGAATGAAAAGGTCGCCAATCGCAATGCGGGCGAGCGCAAGGACAAGGCCGCCGCCAATTACTTCACCGCCGAGCAGATCGCGCGGCTGGAGGAAATCTTCCACGAAGAGAATTTCGAATATAATGAATTGTGGTGGGAGAACCGGCACCAGCGCACGCGCATGGTGCTCAAGTCGCGCCAGATCGGTGCGACCTTCTATTTCGCCCGCGAAGCATTGCTCGACGCCCTAAAGGGTGGCGGCAATCAGATATTCCTGTCGGCGTCGAAAAATCAGGCGCATGTCTTTAAAAATTACATCATCGAATTTGCGGCGCGGGTCGGGGTCAAGCTGAAGGGCGATCCCATCGTCGTATCGGCCGAGGGCCTGCCCGAGGATAAGCCGACCGCCAAGCTGATCTTCCTGGGCACCAATGCGCGCACAGCGCAGGGCTATACGGGCAACTTCTATTTCGACGAATTTTTCTGGACCTTCGGTTTCGAGGAGCTGAATAAAGTCGCCAAGGCGATGGCCAGCCACAAGCATTGGCGAAAGACGTATCTGTCGACCCCGTCGACGGTGGCGCATCAGGCCTATTCGCTATGGACCGGCGCGGCCTATAATCGACGTCGCAAAAAGGCGGACCAGGTCGCGATCGATGTCAGCTATGACGCGCTGAAGGCCGGGCAGCTGGGCGCCGATCGGATCTGGCGCCACATGCTGACGCTGGAGGATGCGGCCGCGCAGGGGTGCGACCTTTTCGACCTGGCCGAAGTGCGGGACGAAAATGCGCCCGACGAATATGCCAATCTCTATGGCTGCCAATTCGTCGACGATTCCTTGAGCGCCTTCAAATTTAATGAGCTTCAGCGCTGCACGGTCGATGCCGATGTCGACTGGCGCGATATCAATCTGCTCGCCGATCGGCCGGTCGGCGATCGGGAGGTCTGGGCGGGCTATGATCCGCAGGAGAGCACCGACGGCGACAATGCCGCCCTGGTCATCGGGATCCCGCCGGACGGGCCGGACGGCAAATTCCGCCTGATCGAGCGGCACCAGTTGCGCGGCGCGGACTTCCAGGAGCAGGTGGAATTCATCCTGGCCCGGCTGAAGCGCTACAATTGCACCTATGTCGGGGTCGACGCCTCGGGCGTCGGCGCTGGCGTCTATCAGATCCTGAAGGATCGGCATCGCGGCGTCGTGAAGATCCAGTATTCGCTGGAGAGCAAGACCCAGATGGTCATGAAGGCGCAGCACACGATTTCGCGCGGCCGCGTCGAATTCGACGGCGGCTGGACCGACCTTCAGTCCGCGTTCCTGTCGATCAAGAAGGCGCTGACCCAGTCGGGCAAGGCGATCACCTTCAAGGCGAGCCGCGCGGACGATACCGGCCATGCCGACATGGCGTGGGCGGCGATGCATATTTTCATCAATGAGCCGCTCGACGGTCAGACCCGACCCAAGACGCGCATGGAGATCCTCGGTGACGAAGAAGACCAAGATCCGTCGCATGACGTCGGCGGAGACGAATTCGACGGCGAATATGGCTATCTCCGACGGCACGAGCGGGGAGGTGGTCGCCGATCGGGGCGGCATGGATGCCTTTACCTTCGGGGACCCGGAATCGGTGCTCGACCGGCGTACCCTGCTCGATACGGTCATGCAGGTGTATCGCAACGACCGCTGGTACGAACCGCCCATCTCCCGCGACGGCTTGGCGCGGTCGTTCAATGCCTCGCCGCACCACAGCAGTGCCATCCTGCTCAAGCGCAATATCGTCGTCAGCGAGCTTAGGGCGACCCCCTATCTGGCGAGCGCAGTGGCCGAGCGGGCGATCCAGGACTTTCTGGTCTTCGGCGAATGCTATCTGCTGAAGATCGTCAATCGCTTCGGCGGCCTGGTGCGGCTCGATTATCTGCCCGCCAAATATATGCGGCGCGGGGTGACGCCGGGGGTCTTCTGGTATGTGCCCGGCGGCGCGCCCGAGGTGGAATATCCGGCCGGGGCGGTGGTGCAGATCATGCAGCCCGATATCAACCAGGAGATCTATGGATCGCCGGAATATCTCTCGGCGATCCAGTCGGCACTGCTGAATGAGGCGGCGACGCTCTTTCGGCGACGCTATTACCTGAATGGGTCGCACGCCGGCTACATCCTTTATGCGACCGGCGATATCGACGAGCGGGATACGACCAAGCTGCGCGCTGCGCTGCGCGCGTCGAAGGGGCCGGGAAATTTCCGCAATCTTTTCGTCCACGCCCCGGCGGGCAAGGAGGGGAGCCTGAAGATCATCCCCGTGGCCGAGCAGGGGGCCAAGGACGTCTTCCTGGAAATCAAGAATGCGACGCGGGACGATGTCCTGGCGGCGCACCGGGTGCCGCCCCAGCTGCTCGGCATCGTGCCAGCGCAGGGGTCGGCATTCGGCAATCCCCGTGACGCCACGGGGATGTTCTGGATGCTGGAGATCATCCCGCTGCTTTCCCGCTTCCTGCGGATCAATGAGGAGGTCGGCGCGCTGGCGGTCCAGCCGAGGCAGGCGATCGAGGATATGCCGATGCAGCTGCTGACCGCTTCGGCCGCCTGATCGCGACGCCCGGCTGACATAGGCCGGGCGCGCCTCGGCGCGCCGGTGATTGGAACATAAGTAGAACATTGCTATTATCCGCCTCTGTCGAGTCGATGGAGGTGATGATGCTCGCTGAATATGGACAGGCCCAGGAACCCTTTGGCGCCTGGCTGATGGCGCAGAAGGACCGGGGCGACTGGATCGATCCGATCGCGGCGGCCGCGCGCGCCGATCGTGGCTTTCCCCGCAATGGCACGCCCGACCAGGTGCGGGAGCGGCTGCGGGCCATGGGTGCGGACGGCGATGCTTTCGCCGCGCTCGATGACGCCGAGATCGACTGGATGTCCTACTGATGCGGATCGTGACGCGGGAGGAGCTGCGCATGGATCTCCGGTCGGCGCTGATCGTGAAGAAGCCTTGGCAGAAGCGCGCCCTTGGCATCACCCATGAGACGACGATGAAGCTGATGATCGAAGAAATCCTGCTGCGAGTGCTGGGCTCGCCGCAGAATGAGAATGTCCTGCTCGCCCCGAGCACCGTGTTCCAGCCAGCGGGCGAATGGCCGGGTCGGTGGGGAAGGGACGAGCCGCACCCCGTCGATGTGCTTCCGCCCGGTGCAATCAGACCTGATCGTATACTATAAAATCATGTAATTTTATTACAAATTTCTTGAAATTTTATTTCGCGTAATAAAATTATACGATTTAGCTCAAATCTTTCGCGACCCCGATTTCCGCGCAAGACCCCCCGCCTCGCCCGCCAGCTTTTTCGGTCGCTTTTGATGCAATGACGGCATTTGATGCAGCCCGGTTTTCCGGGGCGTACAGAGGAGAAATGGGGCCTCGTGACGTGATGCATCCTGATGCACCCAGATGCGCTAGGCGAGCGTCCTGTGGGAAGAGCGTGCAAAAGCCGCTTGCTGCTCCCCAGGCAGCACCGCGTCGGCATAGCCGACGCTCCCATCCGCCCGGGCTTGGCGATCGGGCACGGTGAAATCCGTTCGAGTAAGGGGCGGGGCTACCATCTAACTGCGCAACGCGAAGCGTTTCCTTTTATATTAAATCTTCCACCGGGTAGCGGGCAAATTATGTCTTTGCGCTAGGTATGGAAGCGTCGCGGCGATCGAGCCCATCGCGGACCCCAGCGAGGGCGGCCGAGAGGCCAGGGTCGGTGGGCCAGGAGGGCTTGGCGAGCCCAGTGGCAGCGCGGAGCTTCTTCAGTCCGATCGTCAGCAGATTCTGGAAGGCACCCTTGGCCTCTTGGACGAGCTGCTCGCCCCACGCGAAATAATAGGCGTTCGATGTCTGCTCGAGCTGCGGCCCGGCCTGCCCCTCGGAGCCCTCCTTGGTCTTGGTGCGGCGCACCCAGCAGAGGAAGCCAAAATCGCGAAGCCGCGCCAGCGCTGCCTTTACATAGCCCTCGCTCTTACCGACCGCGTCGACGATGGTGTCGATGCGCGGGAAAAGCTCGCCGGTCATGTGATTGAAGCGGTCCAGCATATAGGCGAGCACTGCACGATCGTCACCATGCAGACGCTTGCGCGCATCGGTGACATCCTCCCGCTTTCCTGCTCGGCGATCGGCGCGCTCTTGGCGAAGCTGGAGGCAATGCGCCTTATACAACTTGTCGAATGCGCCGAGTGCTGCGCCCTTAAATGCATTCCACTTTCGCCGGTCACCATCGCCGTGTCGGCGCCAGGGCTTTGCCTGGCGGCTATCTTCGTGGAAGCTTCCCCGGCGCACCGGATCGGTCGCATCGCCTTCCTTGCGGTGGCCTGGCGTGGTCGAAAGAATGGAAGCGGCGAGATCCCCGAATCGCGCGGTCATGCGGCGTATCCGGTTGGAAGGCGGCTGCTAACCCATTGATTTTTCACAGGTGGTTTTTCCCTGATTTGGGAAAAAAGCCGAGTTTATTCAACGCCTTTTTGGGGAATCATAATCCGCGTGTCGGGGGTTCAAGTCCCTCCTTCGCTACCACCCGGTGTATTTTCTTCAGCATTCACGACGATGACCACGCCCCGTGGCGCCTGCCGTCGTACCCCGTCACAGGCGTGTCGACGCCTGCCATCCGATGTGGTGTCTTCGGCGGTCGCGGGCACCAATGACGCTTATGTCCGAAACAGCGGAGCCGGATCGGGGAATTCGGCGGATTTGCAGCCTGTCCGGCATGGCATATCTGACGTGACCCCCGTTTCTTCATCCAGGTGGAACTAGAGACCGGCCCCTCAAAGGGACGGACGGAATGAAGCGGAAGCAATTCTCGGAAGAGCAGATCATCGGCATCCTGAAGGAGGCCGA